ATGAGGTTTTAGATAAACATTACCAAGTGTGTAGAAACCATGTTGAGATTATAGAATACCCAATGATAAAACTTCATTAAAGATTATGAAAACACCAAGTATAGATATTTTCAATGACATGAAACAAGCCGCAACTCAAGTATGGGAAACATATGATAATGAGTATGGGTATGTGGATGAAAAGTTAAACTACGTTAATGGGTTAAGTAACACCCAAGACAATGCGATGGTATTTTACAGAATGTTTGATTGGGAGAACCAAAGAAAGTTCAAACAACTGGTAAATGAAGAAACGTTAGAATATATAAAAAACAATCAATAAGAAATGAATTACGGAAAAGAGTTTAGAAGTTTCGCAAAGAGCGAAGGAATTAGTTCACTGGCGTTAGATCAGTTTGAAGCGTCACTAACCCCATACATTTTGGAGGAAAGAGAATTAAGAGCAACACAAATTGATATTTTTTCGAGGCTCATGAGGGATCGTATCTTATGGTTGTCAGGACCTGTGGATCAAAGAATGTCTGATATTGTACAAGCACAATTATTGTTCTTGGATTCAGTTGAAAAGAAAGACATCACACTTTACATCAATAGTCCTGGTGGGTCTGTTATGTGTGGTCTTGGTATTGTGGATTTGATGAACTATGTAAGTTCGGATATCGTAACCACAAACTTGGGTATGTGTGCGTCGATGGGGTCAGTTCTTGTGTCGTCAGGAACAAAAGGAAAAAGATCATCTTTAATACACGCAAAAGTGATGACACACCAAGTAAGTCACGGAACAAGAGGAAACGTCCAAGATACTCGTATCGATCAAATGGAAGGTGAAAAATACAATTACGTCCTATTCAAGATCTTGGCGGAGAATTGTGGTAAAACGTTCCAAGAAGTATTGGATTTTTCGTCAAGAGATAGATGGTATAATTCAGAAGAAGCAAAAGAGTTCGGACTTATCGATGAGGTAATCGGAACAGATAAAAACAAAACAATCACAAACTACTTAGATGGGTTTGATGATTATTACAAGAAGGAAGTATTAGGTGTAAAGTAAATATTTACACCCAAATATTTTTATTTATAATTAAAATATGGAAAAATCAATATTAAAAGAAACGGTAAGACAGGATAAACCTGTGACACCCAAAAAAAGAAATTACAAACCAAGAAAGAAAAAAGAAACTAAACAAGAAGAATTTACAGGTTTGGAAACGGAAATGATCCAAAGATCAGGTGAGATACATAGTATCGTAAAACCAATTCAAGCAGGGTCATACAAGGTTGGAAAAAGTTTTCACATTTTCTTTGAGAAAAAACCAAATTCAGTTCACAGATTCTTCACCAAATTATTTTTGGGTTGGATATGGCAAGACCAAAAATAAAAAGAATTCATGTGAATCAACATCACATCAGATCTAATAAAACAAAAGGAACTGATCTACCTGTTATTACAATAAAGGAAGGTAAAACAAATACCTATTGTAATGAAGTAGAAATATTAGGTCCAAGTAAAATTATATATGGTGGATCAGGTTGTGATGAAAAACCACTTTTGAGTTGTGGAGCAAGAGTAGTTATTGAAACAACAAGTGAGATAAATATTATATCATAAAAAAACCCCGATTTGTGTCGGGGTTTTTTGTTTTACTTAAGTAAGTTGTAATATTCTTTAAAGTGTTTGATGCGGTCAATTAAGCCAATTGTGCCGCCATTCACTCTTTTAGTTACCGCAGTTACCGTAGCATCATCAGCTCCTTTATCGCAGATTGCCCACAATTTATTTGAATCGAAGAAGAATGCCGCAGACGCCAAAGGATATTTGGTTGCAACTAAATCAGGATTTGCAACACAATCTTCACCAATAAATTTTGTGAAGTTAGTGTAGTTTGCTTTACCTGTTAATTGAATGTAACCTCTTCCTCTGAATTTGAAACCTTCTTTTGATGATTCATCACCATTACCCATTCTTGACGCGTAAACACGAGCGGCGATCTTTTCAGGTTGACGAGCGTATGACTCGTTTAAGTTACCAGGAAAATACTTACCGAAAATCTTCTTCAATCCATCAGCAGAATAATTCAAGTTTTCACTTACTGCTTTGAAATTACCTGATTCATGACCACATTGTGATAAGAAGTGAGCCAATCTCAAATTGTTTGTGATGTTGAATTTCTTTGCCGTTTCAGGGATCTGTGCGATTACCGCGTCAGGAATATGACCCTTTAATTTCTCAAGATTTAATGATCCACCTGATGGGATTACCACATCTTCTTTAATGACCTCAGCAACTGGTTTTGATTCACCAAATAGTTTAGACCAAGTAGCGTCACCAACGATACCATCCTCTTTTAAACCATTTGCTTTTTGCCATGCTTTAACTGCCGCTTCAGTCTTAGGTCCGAATTTACCTATAGCTTCTACACCTAATTTTTCTTGGAGTTTTTTTACGTCAGCTCCCTCTGACCCAACTTTTAGTATCATAATATTTAATTTTCCTATAAATAGTAAATTGATAAACAAAGTAAAGATTTAATAGTAAAAAAAACGCCAGATCGTCAACTTTAAGATACTTATAGAAAAAACATATTTATGGGATACACAAGAGAACAGGTCGAGGCTGCCGTTAAAGCCAAAGGTTATGTTTACTTCGAAGACACAAACAACAAAGGATTCGATGCGAACATTATTGGAATAAGAAACGCCGCTACTGGTAACAAAGTAACAAATGCGTTTGATGACTTAATAACATTAAGTTACAAAGATGAAACGGGTGTGTGGAAATATCACGAATGGCCGGCAACCACAGATCCAGGAAAAAAAGGGATTTTAGAATCTCAAAATAAAAGCGGAATTGCTCGTTTAGTTGAAGGACAATACAGAGGTTCACACGGAATTGGTCTTCATCAAGGGAAATATGAAGCATTAAAACAGGCAAAAAATGTTAAAGTATATCGTGACGCAAATCGTGATATGAATTATGATGAAAATAAAATTGAGGAAGGTATTTTTGGTATCAATATTCACAAAGCAGGTGCCGACTCTACTTACGTAGAAAATTGGTCAATGGGTTGTCAGGTATTTAAAAAGTCCGCAGATTTTGATATATTTATGGGAATTTGTAAAAAATCAAGTAAATTGCATGGTAATTCATTCACTTACACACTAATTGAAAGTTCAGATATAAAATAATGTTAGAAACAATCAAAAATTTTCCAAATAAACCAGGGATTTATAAAATTACATCCCCAACCGATAAAGTTTATATCGGTGAAGCGGAAGATTTGCGAGTTCGTTGCTCTTTTTATTTAACACCTAACAGGATCAAAAAACAACGAGGTATTTACAACTCTTTAATTAAACACTCTGTTGAAAACCATAAAATTGAAATTATTGAATATTGCGATGTAGACGAACTCCTCCAAAGAGAAAGATTTTGGCAAGAACATTTTAATTCGGTGAATGAAGGTTTAAATTGCTTTTTAACAAAAACTGATACACAAAAAAAAGTTTTGTCAGAAGAAACTAAAAAAATTATGTCTCAAAAAGCATTTGGAGTTAATAATCATTTTTACGGTAAAAAACACTCAGAAGAAAGTAAACTTAAAATTTCTGAAAGATCAAGTGGTGAAAATAATCCTAACTATGGTGGTAAATTTAAAAATGATGAATGGTTGATGAAACAAAGGATTTCTAATAGCAAAAAACACCTAAAGGTCATTGATACATTAAACAACGAAGAATATGTGTTTATAAACTCAAAAGATGTTGGTAACTTTTTAAGTTGTGATTCTGGAAGAGTTAGAACATCAAAAAAATATGGTTGGAAAATCTATAAACGATATATTATTGAAGATTTAATAACCGAAACATAAACAAATAAAACTTAAAAACTACTAAAATGAAACAACTAAAAGGTCTATTATTCGGACTTTTATTTTTATTACCGTTTATCGGTAAAGCACAGGTACCTGCAGCACCATCAAATGGATTGTGGGGTATCATCGCATCTCAATATCAAGTTGGGACGACAGCACAAGGTAACACAACCGCAAAGATTACTTTACAAAACACAACCCTTACAAAATTTGCGGGGGTTCAGTTTAGAGTATTCTATGATAAGATCGCATTTACAAATGCGACGGTATCTTTAATAGGGTCAACAACAAACTTAGACCTTCAATATATCACTAGTGCGGCTAACGGTTACATTACCATTACTTTAAGTTATACAGGACCAAGTGCTTCTTATACGATACCAAATGGTGAAAGATTCTTAATTACTTTCACCCACGCTGCCGCCGCAACTTTCAATAACTTGGCATCTATAAGTAACTTAACTTGGACAGGTTTACAAACTTTCACATCGTACGCCGCTAAACAAGATGGTATGGATACTACTTTAAGTGTTCATAACTATGGTGGTGTGTTTACTCCTGTAAACTTTGCTTACAACGGAACTTTTACAAACGTAACTGGTACGGGAGCAAAAACATTACACTTGGCGTTGGAAAGAAGACCATTAGGTGGTTCTACTTGGGCGCAACACTCTACCTATGTTACGGATAACAACGGAGCGTTTGCGATTTCAGTTCCATTAGATACTACTTATTGGGATGTACGTTTGGCGGTCAAAGGAGATACTATGGGTGTCGGTAACATTATTTCATCAACGGATGCTCAATTAATCAATCAATGGGTATTGGGTAACGGAAATATGTCAGGATTTGATTACTTTACTGCGGATGTTAATGGTTCTAATAACACGACTATCTCTGACGTATGGGGTGTGTTTGGTAGAGTATCAGGTAGATTTACATCTTGGCCTAACAACACTAAAGATGTTAAATTCTTTACCTCATCTGAATACACAACAATCAATGGATCTGCTACCAACTACACCTCAACAATTGCGGGTGTAACTAACTTCACATTTGAAATTTTACCGGGTCAACCATCTTCTGTAACATACTATGTGATGGTACCGGGTGATGCGAATGGTACAGGTTATCACATGGCTCGTGTAACTCCGATTGAAGTAGTGGTTGGACCAGCGCCAGGTTTAGAGAGTCAAATCTATAATGTTATCGACACAAAAGTTGAGTACGATTTTCCTACACAATCTATTGAGGTAAATGTACCAAATATTTCAGTACAGGCAGGAAACTTAGTTGAATTACCGGTTAAAGTTAAAACTAACGGAATTGAATTAAGTTCATTACAATTCGGATTAAAATACAACGATACCTTATTACGATTTAAAGGTGTTGTATTATCTGCGGCTTCAATGAAATGGTTAACATACATCAATCCTAATGATAATGAAATTGATTGGGGTGGATTTGATCCGACAAACAATTCCAATACATTAAAGGATAATGATCAAGTTGTAACATTACAATTC